GGCTGGTTTACGCATCTTCCGAACCTCCTCTTGTCTATCGCGGTCAAGGGATGAAGGCGTCGGGATGCCACTCCCGACGCCTTTTGCTTAGCAGAAGTTCTGACGGACGTTGTAGGATTGATCGATGCTGCCAACCCGGTCCCGACCGTTCGCGGGCCTTACAAAAAGACCGGCGAAATTTCAAACTGAGACACCACCGAAAGCTTGCCAAGGTTCGCTAGCGCTTCGCCATATAGGCCATGAGATTGCGGGTTCCGGCTTTCTTGCCGGGCCTCGTTGGCGCCGATAGAGCTCGCGCCGTTATGGCGTATTCACGATTCAGTCGCGCATGTAATTTGGCAGCTAGAAATTCTATGGCCCACCGCGGTGCACGGCGCCGGCCGGATCTCCAATCTAGCGCGGTTGTCCGGTTGGCTTTACCGTCTAGCAATGCAACAAGTGTTTTCCCGGTGGCACCCGGTTGCAGCGTCTCGATAAGTTCTGAAAACGGTGTCGCTTCTGGCAAATCCAAATCTCGCGGGTAATTTTGTTGCGCTTGCTTCGCGTCTTATCATGGAACGCTGCGCGCCGCTATCAACTGCACTCCTAACCCCGATCCAAGCACACCTCAAACCCCTCAACCCCAACCCATCCCCTCGCAAATCCTGTGTCTCACTCAAGAGTGAATCCCGAAACTTGATCACGAAAAATTGTAAACTATAGATATCAATGTGTTAGCAGGTAACCCCACGTCGATACGCTTAAACCAGGTCGTTGGAACCGCATCTAGCTAACCACGTTGCACCGCACTATATCACGACTTCGTGACCGTTCCCGCGATGCGTTGGGTCCGAGCGAAAAGCAATCTTGGGTAGGCGTAGCCATCCGTCCCCCAAAAATTTTAAAAAAGTTGTTGCGTGACGCAACAGTCTATGGTTTGATTTAAAACGCTACCCAGTCACCTCACAAGCTTCACCCATGCGTTCCCGCGCTCTAGACGCTAAAAACACCGAGGAAATTCCAGCCTATGCCCGCCTCTCGTAAGCCCGGCAGACCCCGCCGCACCGACCCGCCGCCATGGACTGCGTATGGCTATTCGCGCCGGACCTATTACCGGCGGAAGAAATTGGGGATATTGCCGAAGAGGAAGCCGCGCTGATGGGCCTTCTCCGCATGATTTTGTACCGCATCTTCGACGAGCGACGCGACTGGCGCCGTTACGAGGCCGAGTTGAAACAGCGAGAAGTTGAGGCACTCGAGAAGTTGGCGAAGGCCCAAGACAAATGAGCGAGGCCATGGTCGAGCGATGGATCTCCCAGCTCTCAGAACCCAACCCGAAATTCGGCGGGCAGCCGGAGTGCGCGTTCGCGCAAAATGCCTGGCGGAAGGCAACCGTGGAATTCGAGGATTGCGGATTGAACCTGCTTGATCGGTTGTTGGATATTTCGACCGGCTATGTCGAGGAAGGCAAGGTTCATTTATTGAAATTCGATGTCGATGGTTATTACGCCGACCTGCTGGATGACATTGTTGCCTACTATAATGAGCTTCAGCCACATCTGTTATTTCTCGCCACCCATCCGCTTCACGACGAGCCGTCGCATCCAACCCTTGGCCTGGTGTTCGTGCAGAGGAAGGCCGACATGATCGCGGCGGTGGATTACTTGCGCACCACGTCGTATTACGACAACAACCCGCTGCCCGAATGGTATGTTGAAGCTCATGCAGGCTTGTCACGCCGTAGCTCCGAAGGAGCGAAGGAGGAATGACCCCCGACCAACTCCGCTCCGCCGGCATCCGCATTTTCGGCCGCAAAAAATGGGTGCCGCAACTGGCCCGCTCGCTTGGTATCGACCGAGGCACGGTGTATCGCCTGTTGAAGCGACCGCAGATCGACGGGATATATTCGGTGGCGGTGACCGGCATGCTCGAACACAATAAGCGCCAGCGGGAATTGGAGCGGGCAGCGAGGGCGATGCTACCGAGACGCAATCCGCCTTCGCCCAAGAAGGCTTCGGCGAGACAAGGGGAAAAATAATGCTTGCTCCTTCGCCCAAGCCGCAATTTATTATTCAGACCGGCGACTGCCTAGCGCTGCTGAAGACCTATCCGGACAGGTCCGTGCATTGCTGTGTCACGTCCCCGCCTTACTTCGGCTTGCGCGACTACGGCCATGCGGGACAGATCGGGCTAGAGGCAACGCCAGATGCATTCGTGGCTGAAATGGTCGCTGTGTTTCGGGAAGTGCGGCGCGTGCTGCGGGATGACGGGACGCTATGGCTTAACCTTGGGGATAGCTACGCTGGATCATGGGGCGCTCAATCCCGGCCGAACGGAAATGACAATGGGAGTACGCTGCAAGGCGGATCAATGCTCTCTGCGCGGCAAATTGAAGCCCATCCGAAGCGCGCTCTGACGGGCAGCATTAAGAATACTCCAGGGTGCAAGCCCAAAGACTTGATCGGCATCCCATGGCGCGTTGCCTTCGCCCTACAGGCGGATGGATGGTATCTGCGCCAGGATATCATCTGGTCGAAGCCGAACCCGCTGCCGGAAAGCGTCACCGACCGCTGCACCAAGTCGCACGAATACATTTTCCTGCTGAGCAAGTCGGCGAGGTATTATTACGATTCCGATTTGATTAAAGAACCTGTTGCAACGGACGAAGCTGCTCAGCGAGTAAAGAACAAAACTCGCAACGAACAGCGCGGTAAAGGTGATCAAGAAGGGGTGTATAATGCGAGGGGCAAGGTAGCGCCTTTCAGCAATTGGAAACCAACCCGCAATAAGCGAAGCGTTTGGACCGTGGCGCCAAAGCCATTCAAGCAAGCCCACTTCGCCACCTTCCCGCCTGCTCTGATTGAACCTTGTGTGCTTGCCGGCTGCCCACTCAATGGCATTGTGCTCGACCCGTTCGGCGGCGCTGGCACCACGGGCCTTGTTGCAACAGAGAACGGACGCCGCGCCTTGCTGATTGAACTCAACTCCGACTACGCCGCCATGGCCGACAAACGGATAAGGGAGAACGCATGACCAACATCTCTTTCGAGAAAATCGCATGCCAAGCCGAAGCCGAGCGAAGGCTGGAGCGCGATATCCGCAACCAGGTTGTCATCGACCAATTCAAACGCCTGACATGGAAGGACAGACTAATGATCCTTTTGAACGACAATGGATTTCACTACGCTATCAGTGTTTGCTCGATTCTGTGGACCCTGCTGTTCGCCACGCTGGCATTCGGCCAGGAACCGAACGCTATTGTTAACGGTAATCTTGTTCAGATTTTGCCGAAGGTTCAGTGCCCAACCCCCGGCGAGAAATGCAAGGTGTTGTTCCTGACCGAGCAGGAAGAACGCCTGCTGACCTCCCAGAACGGCATTCTCGATACTGCGGCGCAAGGCCGCGCATTGGAGCTCGGTCAGTTCGCCGTCTACCTGAAGACCCGGATTGCTGCGGCGGCGCAGGGCGAGGTCAAGGTAGTTGAAAAGCCGGCTGATCCGGCACCTGCAAAATAGATTTGACTATACCTCAATTGTAGTACATTATGCCTGTGTTCGAGGGGCGCGCACGCCTCCCCACCTCGGACTGAGCCGCCTGCTGACACAATCCCCTTCGGCAGGCGGCTTGTAACCCGAAGGAAAAATCATGCATTCATCCACTTTCGAATATCTTAAGCCTGATGACGCACAAATCAATTTGATGCGCGAAGCGCGTGAAGCTTCTAAGAAATACGCGCAAACACTTGATGAAGTTTTGCCAGAGGGGCCTGATAAAACTTATATTTTTAGAAAACTGCGTGAATTAGCGATGTGGGCCAACGTGGCGATTACACGGTTGCCAGACGGAACGCCGCGCACCTGATGAACATCCAGTTCAAGCGCAAGGTCAGGAAGCCGTCGGTATCGCGCAGCATGCGCCTGCCGCCGGAGATCGACCGCGCGCTTGAACAGGCCGCGCGCAAGAAGGGGTGGAGCAAGTCGTTTCTGATTCGCGACATTTTGTTTAGTTGGGTGACGTTCCACAAGGCGAAAGCAAAGATTGAATGACCGAGCAGCGCAAGGATTATCTATTGCTGTGGGCGTTTGTTGTCTTCGCCATGCTTGTGTTTGTTTGCTTCCTGACGGCGCATGTTGCATGGTCGCACAATGCTTCTCGCCCGGAACTGAACAAGTGGTTTGACGGGTTGAAGTCGGGCAAGGGCGCGTGCTGTAGTGATGCTGACGGCACCGCGATTACCGACGCTGATTGGGCCAGCGTCAGCGACACCACCAAGCCACGTGTGCATTACAAGGTGTTCATCGAGCAGCAGTGGGTCGATGTGCCGGACGATGCGGTGATCAAAGAACCCAACCTTGATGGTCGCACCATTGTCTGGCCACTTCGTACATGGGGACCGGGTAACGGGTTGGCGATGACGATTCGCTGCTTCATCCCAGGGGTGATGGGATGAAGATCGCGTTGTGCACCACCACCATCCACGTTCCGCACGCGTTGAAGTTGCTGCGCAAGTGTTCGAGCGGTGTGAAATTTTTTATTGCCTTGGACAAAAATACTAAATTCAAAGACGTTGACTGGCCCGGCATGTCGGATGCGAATGCTTCGTATTTGACTCCTGATTGGCAGGAACAGCATTGGAAGTGTAGCAACGCGATAGGGTGGAATACCATTGCCCGACGTAACATCGCTTTCCTCGAGGCGTTGAAGTGGGGTGCTGACATAATTTACTCGTGGGATGACGATAACATACCGATGGGCTCGGCACACTTCAGTTATATCGAGCACATCATCGGCTGGAAATTTACTGGTATCCAAATCAAGGGATTGCACGAAGCATGGTTTGATCCTGGAAAGCTTTTGATTCCGGCAACGCGGCATAGGGGTTTCCCGCATCACAAGTCCGATAAAGGCTGCAAGGTTGAGCCTGTCACTGACGCAAAAATCGGTGTTGCCGCCGGCCTCGTCATCGGCGACCCCGACATCGACGCCACCACGCGCATGGAGCACCACCCTGATATCGGACAGGTCCATTTGCTGGGCCAGACCGGCGTCGTCGTCGACCCTCATACCTGGACCGTCTTCAACTCCCAGAATACCGCGGTGATCCGCGAACTGATACCGGCGTGGTTCATGATGCCGCATGTCGGCCGCCACGACGACATCTACGCATCCCTGATCGTCCAGCGCGTGGCCCGCGAGCGCGACCTGCACGTCCATTTCGGCCCACCGTTCACCTATCAGCAGCGCAACGAGCACAATCTGATCCACGACCTGCGGGCCGAGATCGACGGGATGGAAAATGTCACGAGGCTGGCCGAATTGCTGGATGCGATTCTGCTGCCCGGCAAGTCGGTGCTCGACGACACCCGCATCATTTATCGCGCGCTGGAACACTGCACTTTCTTGCCGGACGAGGCGATCTACGCCGCGCACGCATGGCTGGATGATGTGGAGAGTATCTTGTGACTGTTGTGCGCTACGCAATAACCGGAGGTTATGTGTTTGTTGATGCGGATGACGTTCCGCACATTTCTAAATTGGTGTGGTTTAAGGTTAAGAGCAAAAATACGTTTTATGCTCGGGCTAAGATAACACGTAACGGAATACGTACATCGATTAATATGCAAAATTTTATAACTGGCAGTGGCAGCACGCCAACTGATCACAGAGATCGAAACGGATTAAATAATGTTCGTAGCAATTTGCGAGTGCTAACGCATTTTCAAAATCTGCAAAATTGTGCGGGACGAGGCGGGCGTTCACGATTCAAAGGTGTCAGTGTATTTTATACGCGAAAAACAGATGGCGTTGTAACATATCGGGCGACGATTGCCGGCGAGACCATCGGCCTATTCAAAGACGAGATAGAAGCAGCTAAAGCTTATGACGAAGCTGCTTTTAAGCGGTTTGGCGTCACTGCGTTTCAAAACGCCTTGGAGTATGGGCTGTGAAATTGGCTATTGGATTTTCTTCAAAAGATCAAGTTGAGTTGACAGACCAAACCCTTAACCGTTTGTGCGAAACGCCTGCGGAATTTGATATTTACTGGGGGGATGGATCGCTCACGGACGAGGGGCTGAAATTTTTTGCTGATCATCGCGATTGTGCTTTTCATTCGGATCGCGTGATAGGCGGCGCAGATGCTTCCATTGCGTGGAAGCTTAGTGAGATGCTGAAGCATCCGTACACGCATGTCGGCTTACTGGAAAATGATGTTTTGTTGTTGCCTGATTGGTTTGACGACACAATTGCACTGTTCGATAAAGGAAAAGTGGTTGGGTTGGAAGTCGGTGCGGTCTCGCCGCGTTCTTATGTAGACCGAGTCCTCATCCAGCGAGACGGCGTGGCCGTCATGCATAATCTTGGCGCTGGGATGGTCATCTTCACGCGAGAGGCCGCCGAGCTTGCGCTTCGATCTTTCCGAACTCACTGGTGGCCCGACAATCGCAAACTATTCGCCCAACTCTCTGGGATTGACCTGGCAACTTACGCCGCCTTCGCCGGACGCGAGCAGTGGGTCACCACCGACTGGGGATGGGACGCCCAGCTTGCCCGCCACGGACTAGCCTCGCTGGCGTTGACGCCGGCCAAGTGCCGGATGATCGGGCAGAAGATACCCCTGGAGCAGCAGGGATTAAGGTTGACCGCTGATGGCGATTGTTCGGAACGAAACGATAATAATGCTATGGATCGATACCAGGAAAACCTAGCGTGGATTCGAGAAGGAAATTGGAAGGCCAAACAACCTAGCATCATCCACCGTGAAGGCGACGGCATGCTATTCTTCCCGCATCAACTAGGCTATCTGGCAGGGGCTGAATCATGGCAAGGAACTATGGAGTTGCAATGGAACCAAGGTTTCGGACCGTTCGCCTACCGCGCTGGTCCGGGCGGCGCATCACTTTCGGTGCGCATATCTGGTTCCTGCTCGTTCTTCGCCAGTGGCGGCAAAGATGGTGCCCGGGTGGCGATCACGGATACCCGCTCTGGATTTAACTTCGCGCCGGAATTGCCGACTGATCAGGGCCCGGTAGCGATGCAGGTGCCGGGAGGTCCGATCTCCCGACGGATCACCTGCGAGCTAGCTGAAGGTGCGGTGTTTTACGGGCTATGGACCACTGACTCGCAACTACTCGACACTACGTTTAAGTTTGATTGGGCGCAATTGCCGGGGGCAAAGTGACTAGAAACCGTATTGAAACAATTATAGTTGTCATTGTTTTTGCGGCAATGTCTTTTGAAGTTTATGCGAGTGATGGGTGGGAAGGAGTAATTAAAGTTTTCTTGATCGCCGGGGCTTTTTACGGATTTATAAAGTGGACGCAATGGAGGGATAGGTTTTGAAGAAGGTTTTGATCCTCGGCGCCTCTGGTTTCCTCGGCGGACATCTCGAGTACCGGCTGAAAGCCGAAGGTTGTTACGTGGTGTCGGTTGCGCGCAAACCCCCTCCGTTTCGAAAGTCGGTCGCCAATGAGTATAATATTTTGGATCTTACTAATACTGCTGATTTTCACCACCATTTTTTTCGCCATAGTTTTGATTACGGATATCAACTCGCGGGCGAGGTTGGGGGCCTTGGTTATATCGGTATTGGCGCTCATGATGCTGCTATTCTCACGAATTCCGTGAAAATTAACATCAACACATTGGAAGCTATCCGCAAGACCCAAGCCTGTGACAGGATATTTTTTGCATCCAGCCAGTGTGTCTACCCGGATCGGTTCGAGATCGATCCGTTTGCTGCCGAGCGGATTCCGCTTGCAGTTCACAACGCAGCTCATCGCGAGTGCGACGCCAGTTTTGATACTTTCGCATTCGGCCAGGAGAAATTGTTTTCGGAGAAACTGTATGACGCCTATGCTCGTAATTACGGCTTGAACGTGCGGATCGGCCGACTCGGCAATACCTATGGGCCGTACTGCACATGGGACGGGGAGAAGGCCAAGGCACCGGCAGCGATCTGTCGCAAGGTGGCGCAAGCTGGATACGGCCAGCCGATTGAATTGTGGGGCGACGGACAAACCCGACGTTCGTTTACCTATGTCGATGACGTGATTGAAGGCATGCTCCGGTTGATAGCGTCTGATTACAACCATCCGGTCAATATTGCTAACCACGAGACGGTCAAGATCACCGAGTTGCTGGAAACCGTGTGCAGCGTTGCCGGTAAGGTGTTGGGGCATGTCAGAACTGATGGCCCATTAGGCGTCAATTCCCGAGGTTCGGATAATACCTTGTGCAAGAAGGTATTGGGCTGGGAGCCGACAACAACCTTATGGCATGGTATTTCCAAAACCTACCCTTGGATCAAGCAGCAGGCCTTGCAAAAGGTTTCCGCCTAGTGTAGTACGTTTGCGGTACATAGGGAGGATATTATGATTCTCGGATATATCCGTTGCTCCACCGCCGATCAGGTCAAGGAGGATCGCTCATCCCTGCAGACCCAGACCGATGTGATTGAAGGCTTCGCCCGTACCCGTGGCGTCGACAAGTACGGTGTGCAGATTTACACCGACGCCGGTGTGTCCGGCGGGGTGAGGATTGCCAAGCGGGAGGCTGGCGCCAAGCTGTTGCAGGATATGCAGAAGGGTGACGCTGTCATCGCTTCCAAGCTCGATCGTATGTTCCGCTCGGCATCTGATGCCATTGATACTTTCGAGTTGTTCAAGGCCAAGGGCGTCGAACTAATCTTGTTCGATATTTCCACTGAGTCAATCATCGAGAGCCCGATTGGTAAGCTAATCATGACGATCCTGGCGGCGGTCGCCGATATGGAGCGGATTCGGATCAAGGAGCGTACCGCGGAAGGCCGCAAGGCCAAGAAGGCGCGCGGCGGGCCGATCGGCGAAGTCCCGTTCGGGTTCAAGAAGGTTGGCGAGGGTCGCAGCGCCACACTGGTGCCGAACGAGGATGAGCGGCGGGCGGCGGCGGTGATGCGTGAATTGTTCCAGACTGGTCACGGCTATTCGGATATATCGCGCGATCTCGCCGGGCAAGGCATCCTGTCGCGGGCCGGTACGCCGTTCGACCGATCGGCGATCCGCCGTGAGTTGATGCGGGGGATTCAGTGACGCAAGACGAGTTTGATAGGCAATGCAAGGAGCTTTGCCCGCATTGCGCGGCTGGCGAGAAGGTACGTCAGCGGACCGACACTTTCGAATGGGTCCATGATTGGTCTTTCGGCAAAGTAAATCCGGCACTTGGTCGGGCAACCGGCATGGGGCACGGCATTTGTCTCGCGCATGATTTTCGGACTGAGTGGGCGAGCAAAGTTAATGGGTAACCGCGCGGACGCTACCAAGCTATTGGTACAAGGCGAGCAGTCGGCTCGCGACACGTCGAAGCCGACCACCCAGGATCACGCTTACCAGCTCCTGGCATCCGCCTGTTACTGCGATCCCTCGTGGGCTCATGCCTTCTATGTCAACGGCTGCACTGCGTCGGACTTGGTTCGCCCGCACGCTGCGGTCGCTTTGTTTCGACGCGCGCTGGAAGGTGAGCAGACACCGAACGAGCGCCACAAGACCCTGACCAATTTGGCGTGGGAGTTGATGAAGGTAGGCAAGCAGGCCGAAGCCATGCCATTGCTTCAGCAGGCGATTGATCTTGAACCAAAATCGTCATTACCCTGGATGCATCTCGGCATGTGCCATCAGACTTTCGGCGAGACCCAGACGGCGGTTTCTTGCGCTCGTAAGTGTTTCGAGTTGGCCGATCCAAATTATGGGCAGGGCTATCCGATTGCCGAATTCCAGCTGGCGTTCGCGATGCTGTTTAACCGGCAATATGCCGAGGGACTGAAGCATTTTGAATCCCGGTTCGCGGCCCGTCTGCCGAATTTCCTGTTGTACCCCTACAAAAAATGGAAGGGCGAGCATGGCAAGACGCTGTTCCTGGTGGCCGATCAGGGTCTCGGTGACACATTATCCTTTTCGCGCTTTGTTCGCGAGGCGGCCTCTCGATGTTCGTACATACACATGTGTGTGCAGAGTGAGCTTCGCCGTGTTTTTGAGTACGCGTTTCGGGACATCAGCAATATCAATTTCATGCCTTCGCCTTCGAATTTTCCGGGCGATGCTGATGCATGGTCCACATTTGTCAGTTTGCCATATGCACTTGGCTTGTCTAATGTGCAGATCGTAGATACGCCCAATATCGACATGCCACGCTTTCCAATGTCGAACCAATGGAAGGTGCCGGATCGCAAGTTTCATATCGGCATCGCATGGGCCGGCTCTCCGCTGAACGACATCGACAAGCACCGCAATATTCCGATTCATCACTTCGTCGAACTGTACCGCGTCCCGGGAATTCAGCTATATTCGTTACAAGTCGACGCGAAGAAAACCGACCTGAACCTGTGGGGATTTGCTCCGCTTATTCGTGATTTATCAGGATACATCCGGGATGTCGCAGATACCGTCTCAACACTTGAACAACTTGATCTTGTTATCACAGTTGAGTCGGCGCTTGGCCATATCGCGAGCATGTCGGACAAGGAATGCTGGATCCCCTATAGCCACTTGGGGAGAGATTATCGAATCGGCGTTAACGAGTCCGCTGAACGTTTGTGGACCCCCAAGCACCGAATCTTCCAGCAATCCGACGACATGCGATGGGAGCCGGTGTTCGATCGAATTGTCGAAGCGCTGAAGGAGAAGGTTGATGGGATGGATGAAACCGGTGTTTTCCAGCATGATTTCCGAAGTCGGGTGGGATGACGAAGCGCAGGAATTGCTGGTGACGTTCAAGAAGAAGGGACGTACCGCGGCCTACAAGGGATTCGACGAGGGTACCGCTGAGACGTTGCGCAAGGCGCCCTCGGTCGGTTCGATGTTTCTATCGGAAATCAAACCGTTTGCAACGGATTGGCATTATGTCTGATTACCAACCGATCGACGAGATCGAGAAGCGCGCTAAATTGTTCGAATCGATGGCCGCTCAAATCCGGCTGAACAAGGATACCAAGTTCGGCGGGGCTTTCCTTTGCATTCCGCCGGGCGGCGCTGAACCGTTTTCGTCATTAATGCTGAACCAGGAACAGCCGGGAATTTTCTGGGCCGCGATCAAGACGCTGGCCGATATGGCTCTACTGGAAACCGACAAGCAGCAGCGTCAGCAGGGGTTCGGTCGTTAGTGAATTAAGCTGACGCGTCCTAACTGATGCAGCAGCGGAATGATTGCATAGAACAGTACGATTGCGCCGATCAAGATGACGATCAGGACGTTGATGATGCTGGCGAACGGCTCGGCGATGGGCATTAGCGGGGCCAGTTTCAGCCAGCACCAATAGACAAATCCGCAGATAAGCATCACGATAATAAGCTGGATTATCAGGTCGGGCATAATAGCCTCCTATAGACCTAAAACAGGGCTGAGGCTATAAGGTTCCCATGGCAAGCCCCGGCAGCACCAACGGGCATGGCAAGCTCGTCGGGATCATCGGGTCCGCTACGGCTGCGGTCGGCGTTTTAGGCACCATTTTGACTTGGGTGTACACTTTGCAGGATCGTATCACCCGTAACGAAGTGGCATTGATCGAAGTTGAGACGCAGTTTTGCGCGCAGGATATCGTTCGTAATTTGATGCATGCCAACGATTTAAGAAATATTTCTATTTTATGGGAGAAGGAATTCGGTTCGCCTTATCCGATCAGTAATACCTATTACCCGACCATATGTAACCGTCCGGTTCGCAAGTGATGTCGGGCTGGTCACATGCCAAACGGCTGGAAGTTGAAAGCGCGTTCTACGCCTATTTAAACAATTGCCAGATCAATTCCAAGGATGGTGGGCAGATCATCCTTGGTCAGAACCTGATGTACGGCCAGCGGCGGTTCATCACCGCGATCTTCGACGGGCTCGAGAAGGATATTCACGATTTCTACTGCCTGAAATCCCGCCAGCTCGGTATCACCACCATCACGCGAGCTTTAAGTGCGTTCTTTCTCGGGATATTCAAAGGCCTGACCGGGGCGCTAGTGTTCGACTCCAACGAGAACAAGAACCTGGCGCGTGACGAGCTCGTCACCATCATCAAGGCTCTGCCGAAGTCATTGAAATTCCCGTCGATCGCCAAGGATAACCGCGATGGCTTGACGCTGGGCAACGAGTCCAAAATCCTTTTCAAGTCGGCGGGCGTCAAGAAAACAAAAACCTCTGGCACTCTCGGGCGGTCGGCTGGCGTCTCGCTGGCGCATCTGTCGGAACTTTGTTCCTACGATAATGATGAGGGGTTAGTATCGTTTCGGGAGTCGCTGTCCGATATCAATCCCAACCGGCTGTACATCTACGAGTCGACGGCACGCGGTTATAATATCTGGTCCGACATGTGGCGCGATGCCCGCAAGGATACGCGGCATTGCATCTGCGTGTTCATCGGCTGGTGGGCTAAGGACAGTCACCGCATCGAGCAGGATGATCGTGACTGGGAATATTACGGTATCCAGCCGCCGACCGCCGACGAACAGAAGAAGATCGATAACGTCAAGAAGCTGTACGACTACGACGTCAGTCAGGAGCAACTGGCGTGGTATCGCCGCGCCATGGATCCGACCTCGGAAAGCGAGGGCGATGCCGATGCTGGGTTCGAAGCCAGCCAGTACCAGAAGCAGGAGCAGCCGTGGGACGAGGATGAGGCGTTCCAGCAGACCGGCAGCGTGTTTTTTTCCGGCGAGAGCCTGAAGGATCAAACCGATCGCTGGGTGTCGAACAAGTATAAAGCTTATATGTTCATGCCCGGTACCGAGTTCTGCGATCTCAAGGTTTACCCGGCGGAGACTTCGCGTAATATCGAGTTGAAAGTGTGGGAGCCGCCGGTTGCAGAAGCGGTGTATTCGATTGGTATTGATCCGGCGTTCGGCGAGAACGAGAACAACGATCGGTCATCATTTCAGGTGTTCCGGTGTTACTCTGATGGTGTCGACCAGGTTGCCGAATATGCTTATCCGCTGATATCGACCAAGCACTTTGCCTGGGTGATTGCCGCGGTGATGGGCTGGTACGGGTCCGAGCCGTTGACCGAGCTCAAGTACATCCTAGAACTTAACGGTCCCGGTGGAGCGGTGCTGACCGAGTTGCAGGGCTTGAAATTTCAGATCGAGAATTCCTATGCGCCGCTGGCCGAGCAGGGCATTCGCAATATTTTCCAGAACGTCAAGCAGTATATTTATGCCCGGCCGGACTCGATGGGAGGTGGTGCGGCGTGGCACTGGAAGACCCAGCAGCAGAACAAGATCATGATACTGGAGCAGCTGCGCGGGTCGGTCGCCAACGGGCAGTTGCATATTCGCTCGCAGGATCTCGTTCACGAGATGAAGCGGGTATCGCGTGACGGTGATAGCATCAAGGCGAGCGGGACTGGAGATGACGGCAAGGATGATCGTACCATGGCGGCGGCGTTGACCCATCACAACTGGGAGGTCAAGATGCGCCGGCAACTGATTGTGCTGAAGCGGTCGCGCGAGGCTGAGAAGGTTCGCAAGCAGCGCAGCGTGATTGACCAGACCGCCCTTTTCAATCAGAACATGATGGCGGCGTTCATGGATCAGAAGAAGATGTCGCGGGTGCAGTCGCAGCGGCTGGCGATGAAAAACACCTGGCGGTACGGGAGATAGTATGGCCATTCTTTTGAAATGTCCGGCCTGCCGGGAAAAATTCAGGTATGACGTCACCGATGGCTGGCCGGATTCCTGCCCGATCTGCAAGACCGACATCAATAACCGTCGCGATGATGACGACGTGGTGATGCCCAACATCCTGTCGTTCAAAACCAGGAACAACGATGGCGTTGCTCGCCAGATCATGGACGGCTCCGAGACCCGTGCTGAGATGGCAGCCGCGATGGCGGGTGTCCCGGTGAGCGAGATGTCGGGCTTGAAGGTCACCGATCTTAATGATCGCAACGATGCCGAATTTTCCGCCAAGGAAGTGGTCAATCCGGTGACCCAGCAGATGGACCTGATCAAGGCGCGCGGCGGGCAGGTTGGTTTTGGTTCGACCCAAGCGCAGGAATTTGCCGCTCAGGCTCATGCGCCGATGCAAACCCCGGATGGTTTACGTACAATCGAGCCTTATGCTGGCCTACGCGCTCGCAACAGGATACAAGCGCAGATGGTGCCGATCGGGCAGGCGCCGTTGCCGCTTGAGATAAGTAATAACCCGAATTATAGGCCGCGTGTATGATACCGCTTCCGACAGCCGAGAAGGAATTGATCCCGGCTGCCAACGAGCTGATCGAGACGTGCCGGGTCAGCCAGGGTAATCGCGCGGCGTATTACCGCCTGCTTAATCAGATTGCCGAGACTGGCCGCGCTGACGGCACCAAGGCGCTCATCAACATGATGAACGCGCATCTCGAGCGCACCGCCTCGCATTTGTATTCCCCGGTTGAGTTGAAATTCGCTTACGACTTTGACAATGCCTATAAGCCGGACATCATCAAGCGGGGCGATGTGGCGGCCAAGCATTTGACCCGGCACTGGGAGCGCACGGCGCTCGGCATGTTGTTCGGACAAGGCGTGTTTGAGGGGCTGAAGTACGGTGCAGCAATTCTTAAGCAGTGGCCGAAGTCGGAAGGACCGGTCGACAAGCAGCGGATTTCCTACGAGAAGAAACTGGTAATGCCGTGGAATTTCGGTGTTTATCGCGAGAGTGAGAGCGATATCGATAACCAGGAGGCGTTGTGCGAGACGTCGTATCTGACCGGGCCTGAGGTGTGGCAGCGGATTTGGCGGTTTCCGGCAGCCGAAAAACTTTACCAACAGATCATGACCCATGCCCAGAAGGGGCAGGCGGCTGGCAGCGGGCCCGATAGTTTTTTCCATCAGGTGCTATCGACGTCGCAGATCAATACGGGCGTGCAGGGAGCTACCCGCCCGCTGCCTGGCGGTATCGTCCAGCTTGGTAACGATCCGAATTACCCGACCATCAGCCCGACCGACGGGGCGCCGACGGTCAAGTTTCATGAATTGTGGGTCAAAGGTGAAGATGATTATCAGACAATCCAGATTGTCGAACCCGATATCCTGGTGACGCGGTTCAAACTGTCGAACTTGTTGGGTATCGAGCACGTCCAGCCGTATCGATTGATCCAGCCGAACCCGATGGTTGATTGGTTTTGGGGTCGCAGCGAGTTGATCGACTTGATCGAGCCGCAAGGATTCC